CCAATTGTTCTTTTATATTCTCCATTACCTAACCACTCAATTTCTTTTCCTTTAAGTACTTTACGTACTAATTCTTCATCATCAATAGCTTCTACACCTTTAGCTTTAAATATATCTTTTATTACACCTGATACCTCAACATAATACCCTCCAGATTTTAATTGATTTGCCTTATGATTTACAACACTGGATTTAGCTGGTTTAGATCCATCATGTCCTGTTGCTGTAAATTTTTTACCTGCGGCTTTAAGTTTAGAAGCGGATACTGCATCAATTTCAGGGTCATCGTCTAAATCAATTATTTCATATTCTGCATCGGATTCACTACCTGATACATTGTCCGCGGATTTATAGTTGGGATGACCACCAATTGGTGCATAAGCATTGTCAATTAATTTATAGATTTCTTCACTATAGTCTTTTAGTTCAGAGGCGGGAATAGTAACCCATTTATTTTTAGGGATATCTATTTCATTTAATAGATCTACTAATTTAATCATAATTAAGCATGTTTATTATACATATTGATAAAAACATCAAGTGGCGTTCTATGACTCATACCCTCTACTTCATCAAATATTGCTTTATTATAATGGACAGGCCATAACTTTTTAGTTGTTTCAGGGTCAATAACATCATCTTCAGTACCTAAAACAATTGTACGTTTATATGTGTTACCGTAATATTCATGATTTACTGGGATTGATCTACTATGTAAAGCAGGATTAAATAATAAAACATCAACTCCTAATCTTGAACCTATAACATCGGCAACATAACCACCCATACTAGAGCCTATAATTAAATCAGGCATACCTAAAGTAAGGATAAATTCATGTAAGTTTAAACTTTCATAATTCATAGCAGGAGCATAAACCATACCTTTTTCAGCAAGGAAAGACACTTTTGGGCCTCCTGCTTCACTTTCTAAACCGTGTAAATATACTATTTTTTTCATATTATTTTCTAATTGTAATTTCATTTAACCCTTCCATAGTTCCTTCAAAACCTGGAATGTCTTTTATTTTAAGAGTAATACTATTAACTGGAATTTTATATGTTGATCTAACATTAAATAAGTTATAATCATATAATGAAATATACTTTTTGGTAATTTTTTCAACATTCATTCCTGCACCTAAAAAGCTGCTTGCATCACGAACTGAGTAATGTTTTTTTTCATCTGAATAGGAATAACAACAAAATTCATATTCTTTATCCTTATAGATAAAATTGAAACTTTCTCCGTCGTTTAAACTTTTGATTTTTTTACTTAAAATAGACATAACCTTTATTTTTAATCATTAATACGTGGTGAATATACGAACCCTATCCCGGGTAGCCAAATTTTTACGTGGGAATTTATAGACCGAATCTATTTTTTAATGCGTTGTAGTTTTGTGCAATTTCAGTTGCAGATAATACTCTATTATAGTGTTGTACTACACTAATTAACCCATCAAAAGTTCTTGATTGTATATAGTTTTCTGCCCCACCAACAAATAAATTATCAGAACCAGCGTTTCCTACTGGTCTTATACTTGTATGTTGTTTATCTAATACACCATTGAGATATAAGTTTACTATTAAATTACTTCTACTAAAAGTAACTGCACCCATATACCAATTACCTATTTGTAATGTAGTTTGACCTGATAAAGTATAATCTTGGTTACCTGTTCCTGCAGAATCTGCATTAACATATGAATGGTAGCATATTTTTGAATTAGATATACCTAACATCATATCTCCATTATTACCTACTTCATTTAAAAATATATAATAAGGATTTCCTCCAGCTACTGTTTCTGGATTAAACCATGCTATTCTAGTGTATTCTTGTTGTGTATTTGTATCTGGTAGATTGCTTTCACATTTAAAATTGTTCTGACTACCATTTTCAAAATCCCATACTAATCCTTCACTATCAAAAGTTGGAGTACCATTATCTGGGTTAAATACAGTATTAGATACTAAATCAGTCCATGTAGTACCAGTTCTAGGGTATGATCTAAAACTTGCAGCATCTAAATGTATTTGTAATCCATCTGTTATTATGTGTGGTCCTGTATACATATTTTATTTAAGGTTCTGGTTCGTATCGGTATCTACTTTTTAATGCATTATAATTTTGAGCAGATTCTTCACTTGTTAAATTTCTATCATATATATAAATTGCTCCTATATAACCTGTTCCAAACGTATAACCACTATATTGATTAAAATGATTAGCAGTAACAGTAGACATATTTACATTTTTAAATTCTACCATATTCCATTCATTATTTCTTAAATTATCGTAGATATTTGATTTTTCTACAGTATTCTGGTAATAATCTGGAGTTCCAAAGTTTCCATAGTATTCCTTATTACCAGATCTATATGCACCCAAATAATAACTAGTAGTTGGACCTTGCCAAAATAATGCTTGGGTATCTTGTGTTCTTATCCAAAATACAAAAGTACAAGTAGTATTATTAGTAATAGTACCTGAGTAACTAGCTCCTCCATTATCTAAATCAAAAGCAGGGACTTTTTGTACATTAGGGGAGGGGTCATAAGTTAGTCCACTTCCATCTATGGTAAAATCAAAATTATTCCCACTTAAATCATACCAAGTTGTTCCTGTACCTGGGTATGATAATTTAGATGCTACATCTAGTAATAATACTAATCCATCTCTTACTATATGTGCTCCTCCATATGTTCCCATTATAATCCAAATCTTGATTTTTGTGAATTGTAATTTTGCTCTATTTCAATTACATCTAAAACATGATCATAAATTCTAATAATAGAATAATCTCCAATCCAACATTGAGAAGGATCAAATCCACCACCTTCATTATCTTGTTCTTGGCCAAAATTTAATGTTCCCTTAGTTGTAAAATTTGTTCCCGCTGCTAAAGTTGTTGAAAATTCTTCAACACCATTATAAAATAATTTTGTAGTTCCTGATGAGCTTTTTCTAGTATAAACAACTTGGGTCCAAGCATTTTCTGTAAGAGCTTTAAAAGAAGATATAGAACCAACGGGTCCAAAAAGATTCATTTTTTGGCTACTTGTACCTGCATAGAATAATAAGTTTTCATTACTATCTCCAGATACAGCATAGCTTATTAAAGCCTGATTTTTAGTTGCATCTGTGGTTCTACACCATATTTCTATTGTAATATCAGTAGTAGGAAAAGGAAAGGCAGAAGCTTGAAAATACTTTGTTGTTTGATTAGATGTCATAGTAAAATAACCATATCCATCTCCATTTTGACCATCACTAAATGTAGGTGAACCGTTTACTGTTAAATTATTATTATCATCTATCAAATTCTTAAACTGGGTTCCAGTAGTATAGCTTTTGTTAGAAGCTGCATCATAAGATGCAATAATTTTATCTGTACGTGCAATATTTGGTCCTCTAAAAAATGCCATCTAATATTTTATTATAAATATTAAATTTTTCTTTTTGATATAGTTTTAAAGGTATTAGTATAAGGTTTAGGTTTTGGGTTTTCAATATCAAATAAGGCTTTAACATGAGTAAATATTTCTATATTTTGTTTTTGTGTACGAGGTGACTCATATACTTCCCAATTTTTACCTTTTAAACGTTTACCTGATTTATCTTCGCCCCTTGATTTTGATTTTAACCATAAAACCCCAATACGATCTATTTTTTTACCAAAACATTCCTCATAACATTGAGCATATACTGCACTTTGTAAATCGTAAGTAGTTTGTAAATGATTAGAGGTTTTAAAATCTATAATCCAACGTTCCATTTTACCATCTATTTCAATTTCACATACTAAATCACAAGTACCTGCTACTTGAATCTTATCTGAAAATAAATGTACTTCAGCTTCAATTAGAGTTGGATTATAAGTCTCCCAAAAATCTACAAAGCGTAAAAACATTTGCCATACATGAATAGGCATTTTAGGGTTACCATCTTTATATAAAAATGTAACTTCTTGACCATTTAACCAATCTTCAATCATTTCATGAACTAATGTTCCTTCTTCTGCTGCTTTTTTAACAATCCATTCAGCACTATAACCTACTTTTTTAAGCCAGTCTTCAAAATATTTACCTTTTGGGTAAGAACCTAAAACATGAGTTACTGATGGGTAATATTTACCATTACGTCTATAATACCTTGAATCAGGCATTGTAACTTGTTGATAATCATCTGAAATTTCTAATAATCTTTTATATGATTTTTTGATCATAAAGCTAGTTTTTGCTCCATTAAATCATAATAGGTTAATGGAACTGTTTTTTGTATTAATTTAGTGAAATTTTCGAAACCCATTTCACTCGGATCCTTATCTTGTAAATCTACAAGATAGACTTCTTTACCTTCTGCCATTAATCGTTCACAGAATTTTAAAGCTTGTTTAATTGCATCCCTATCTAATGCAATATAAATTTTATCTACTACAGAAGTAACTATCTTTTTCATTAAGCTACTTTGTATATTTTTACCTAACAAAGGTACTGCGTTTCTTTTTATAGCCATAGCATCAAATAATCCTTCACATATAATAACTGGTACATTCCAGTTTATTAAATGCTCATTTGGAATTATATCTCTAGATGCTGATGGGTTTCTATATTTAACATATGGTTCTTTTTCAAATGAACGAGCTGTAAAGTAGTTTAATCTACCATCTATATCATATGTTGGTATAATAATCATATTTTTATATAAACCTTCTTTACAATAACCTATATTATATTTGAGTATATCGTATTTACTCACATGCCTATTTTTTAGGTATGCGAGCGCGTGTCTAGCCATAATCCCGCTATTATCCACGTTATTTAGGCTAATATATTCATTAGGTAATGATACACTAGATACAACTTGTGTTTCTTTTATTGATTTAGATGTTTTAACAAGTGATTTAAGTTCAGTAAATTTACTTACATCTACTTTTAATTGTTTAAATAAAGAATATATAGTAGTACCTCTTACATCACAAGCCCAACAATGCCAAGGGTTTTTACCTTCACGATTTTCTGTTAAATTAACCTCCATTTTTGGTTTGTGGTGATGACAAAAAGGACAATGGTAAGCATAGTTATTTCGAGCAGTAGCTTTACCCGAACCCAATACTGAATTTACTAATGTAACTAATAATTGGTTTACCATTTATATTTCTTCACAAAATTTATTAAAACATTCAATTAAAGGACTATCAAATCCTAATCCTATACTAGATACAAGGACATCATCATTTTCTGTATCATTAATTATTCTGGGGTTAGAAATTGTAATTTCTTTTTCATATATGTCCTTGTTAAAGTTTAATATATGAACTGAAGTTGGTTGTGGATTTTTTATAGAAGGGGGGAAATGGATTAAAAGGGCTTTACCAAAATTAGTATCTACTATATATAACCCACAATTTAAATTAGGTTTTTCTTTAAAATTAGCAGTTGGAAAAGAAGGGGTTTTTTGTCTTCCTTTAATAATAGTAGTTGTAAAACTATAATATAAATTAGATCGTAAAGGTGCTTGTGCATATTTTAAATAACTACCCTCAAATATATAATCCAAATTAAGATCTAAAGATAATACTATTCTAGGTTTTGTTCCTTTATGTTTTACTGAATGTAAATAATTACCTCCATCTTGAAATGCAATCCATTCTCCTTCTTTCCAAGTTCTTGTTTCTTTTATTTTTAAATCAGAATTGGGGAGTTCTTTTGTTATATAACATTCATTATCTACATCTATACCAATATGACATCTTAAAAAATTATTTGACCATCCTTTATGGGGTTCTATAATACTCCCAGGATTTAATTTTGAAAGAAATGAATTTCTAATCCATCCTTCTTTTTCACCCTGTTTAATTATTTTATTATAAGTTGGAATTAAACCTTTTATTTTAGGAAGTTTATTATTTATTTCTGATTTAACCGCATCATCTTCAGTTAATTCAACATGCTCTTCTTCAAATTCACTTAAAGGAATTGCTTTCCAATCATTTTTATATAATTCTCCATCATACAATTCATTTGATACTTCATATTTAGGATAATCATAAAATTCATTTGATTTAATATAATCTAAAATTTCTAGTTGAATTTGAGGGAATTTTGATTTTATTTTTTGCAAAATATCTATTTTATCTGTATCATAAAACAAAGGTTCTGGGAGGTTAAATGGAACTTCTAAAACATCTTCTCCTAAAAATTTACTAGGGGTACAATCTACTCCTAATACTTGTTTCCAATAACGAGCAGCAAGCTTAGCTCTAATAGCTGCTTTCTCTCCATATCCTCTTATACAAATAATATTAATGTGCTGATAAGTATCACATACCCAATAGCCAATTGTAACTTGTGTAGAATAAAGTCGGTATATATTAAAAGAATTAACTACATCTTCATATTGACCTTCAACTAATTTAAAATCAATATCTTGTCTAATTAAACCATCTTCACCTTCAATAATTCTAATATCACCTTCATATTGAAGATCATTATCATCATCGTAAAAAGTATACCTAATATTTCCTTGGGGGATACCATTTTTTAACTTAATATGGTTAGATTGTACTTCCCATTCAAAAGGTGGATAAGCATTTTTAGCAGCATATTTATGTGCCGCTTCTCTTTGCTTAGAAACTAAATCTATTTTACTCATTTAAAACTATTTTGTATAACTTAATATACGAAACTATATTTTATAAGACACGAAATCTTCAAATTCTATATTATTTAAATCTTTCGTAAAAAATTTACCTAAAATATTATCATTAAAAAATTCATCAGGTTTTTCTAATACTTGATATATCATTTGATATTTAACTTCAAAATAGGTCATTGATTTTTTATCAGGGCACATTTTTAAAATAGTACGATCAAATTCATCTTTTTTACCCTCAAGTAATAATTGTTTAATGTCAGATTGGGATCCATAATAGTTTTTCCAATCTGATTCTTTAACTACTAGTTTATATGAAGGTCTTCTACCCACTATACCTTGAAGTTTAGCTAAATCTTTTTTACCTAACTTTTGTTTTCTATTATGAAATAATACTTTTTTCCCAATATATGACTTGCCCGTAGGCTTATGTGTTGTTATATAAACGAAACCGAATGTATTTTCTGGGAATTGAGTAATATCTCCTATTTCATGCTGTTTATAGGTCCAACTCATAATTTTATATTTAAATGTAATATAACTATTTTGTGATTATAAATATTAAGGTATTATTATTAATAACCTACATATATAATTATTTATTGTTCTATAGATTGAAATATTTTATTACTATCAAATACTTCACTTAAATCGTTATAAGGGAAATTATGTATACCTTCAGACAAATTAAAAGGAGCATATGATGCCTCTTCATAATTTAATTCTTTTGTAAATGGGTTTGATTTAATATTATCATGAAGTTTATAACCAAAAATTTCAGGTTTTGTATTTGACCAACATACAGTTGATTTTAAATTTAATGCTGCTGCCATATGTTGAACAAAACTATCTATTAATATTCTTTTATCTGATAATAATAATAGTACTGCTATACTTCTAAATCCATCTAAAGCATGTAAGGTATCAGGATAAACTTTTTGATCTTCTCTTTTTATATGTACAATAGTATGGGATTCTTTATATCTATTAATTATATCTATTACGGTAGGATCAGGTAAATCCCTTGTCCATGCATAGTTATAACCTAAATTTTGTGGACCTCCATTTGGTTGTATTGCTAATATTGGTTTATCTGTTTGGTAAAAGGGTTTAAAATAATCTAACTCAGGTTGTGTTAAATAAATTTCTGGTTGTTCATTATTATAATGTAATCCATATAAATCACACCAGGTTTTAAATAGATGTATTGGTTTTTCTAGAATAAAATTTGAGGTTCTATAAGGTTCATTTACAAAAATTTTACATTTTTTGTCTTTAATATATTTTAAATAAAAACCACTTGTGTTATTAATATTATATATTTCATCAACATTTGGATTATTTAAAAATACATCTTTAAACGCTGTAACTACTACTAGATGAGAATTTTTATAACGTTTTTTAATAACTTTTACCATTGCTGTAGCCATGATAGATTTACCTAGACCACCCTCTATTTGGAATATTATATTCATTTATAACTTTAATTTTAGTAAGAACAATATACAACATTATTCTTAGTTTTCCACATTATTTTATTAATTCCAAGGTTTTCCTGTTGCTTCTGTTACATTTGATATTTCTAATAATGAAGAAGCTAAAGAAGCAGAATTCCATGTTTCATAAGATGTATAATCAATAGAACTAGTTACCCAAGCTAATACATCACCTTCTGTTAAGTTTTCATAAGGAACAAAATTTTCATCAGTTGAACTACCAGATATTTCTATATCTCCTACTTTTCTTCTAGAGTAAGATTTACTTCCACTATTAATGTAAGATATACAAGCAAACTTAACTTTATTAACTACACCGTTAGTTACATTTCTATTTAATTCATAAATTTTCCAAGTATGTTTCATATTTTTTTATCCTTCTAATTCTTGAATACGTTGTTCTAGTTGTTCTACTTTAGTATTTAATTCCTTTATGGCATTAATAGCAGCAAATATAAGTGGATCTTGTTGGAAACCTAATAAATCTGTAGTTTCTTCTTCATCATTTTCATTTAATTTAGCTGTAAAATTATGAATTGTTTCTGGGAAAATACTTTGTATTTCTTGGGCTATGATACCAATTCCACTTCCTGTTGGATGGTTAGCTGCACCAGTATAATCAAATGTTCTTGGTTGGATTTGTATAATATCACTTAAACTCTTAGTATAGTTTTGAATATTGGTTTTTAATCTTTCATCTGAAGAGTTTGACCAACTTCCACCAAATGGTTTAGCTGCGCTACCATTTACAAAGAATGTATAAAAAGAACATCCATTTGTAGAATTAACTGCTACTTGACCATTAGATGTACCACTTCCTATTACAGCAAATTTAGTACTTCTTGAAGTATCTGAAGTACCATTACCAACAGCAAATCTATGTACACAGGTAGAACCAGCATAATCATTAAATTTACCAACAATAACTTGAGAATCTCCTCTAGCTGCAGTTGCACTTGTTGGAGTAGTAATACCACAACCTATAGCAACTTGAACATTACCTTTACTTCCTACTGATCCATTCCCAAGAACTATACTATATGCTCCAAAATTATTATTATAACCCCCAGCCATGAATGAATAACTACCATCCCCATCTGATATATTACAAATTCCATTTACTGCTGTATAACCATTTATGTTAGTATCCATGGTGATACAATTAGATCCTCCACTTCCAATAAAGTTATGGTTTCCTGCTTGGATATAATTTTGAGCTCCTCCTACTATAGCATTTCCTATTCCACTCGTAATTTCATTGCAAAATCCACCTGCTATAATATCACAACCTGAACCAAGAGCTTTATTCAAACATCCTCCTAATACTGCGGAGTTTGTACGACATGCACAGTTACCTTGACCAAATGCAAATGAACCTTCATTAGTTGCTTTAGTACCAGATCCACCTCCTGCAAATGAGGAATTACCAGAAGCAGTAGCACCTGTACCAATTACAAAAGATTGACAACCACTAGCTGTATTACCACATCCTGAAGCAACTGCATCTAATCCTGATGCTAAATTTGTTTGACCTCCAAGTGCAAATGAATTACCTCCTTTTGCATTATTAACAGCACCAAATGCTGCAGAAGCACCTCCTGATGCTGTTACTGCGTAACCATAAGCTATTGATTGATCTCCAGTAGCTTGAGCAAATTCTCCACCTGCTGCTGCATAATTTCCTTGAACTAAATTTTCTTTACCTGAGATTATTGTACTAAATGATATTTGGGAACTACCTGATATTGTATTCATACAACCTCCTACTATGGTAGAAAAAGGAGCAAAACAAAGGCTATTCTTTTCTCCTCCAACTATGGCAGCACAACAAGAAGCATTACATACTTTATTTCTATTACCACCAAGTACACTAGTAGCAACTGAACAATAATCAACATAATTATCAGTACCAGCTCCAATAAAAGATGCTATACCTGCGTTACAATTATCTTGTCCTGCAACAACAGCACCAAGATCTCGACTAGCATAATTTGTACATCCACTTCCTATAAAGTTCATTTGTGCTGAACTTGTATTTGCAAAACCTGCCCCAATAAATGAACATTGACCATTATTCATATTACATGCTCCTCCGGCAATAGTTGCATTTTGGGTACCCATAGTAATAAGATGATCATGACCACCTAATACAGATGTTAAATTACCAAGATTAGATGTACTACCACTAGTAAAGTTTATTCTATCAGAATTACTCATACCTACAGTTAATGATCCAATTGCTACTAATGTACTGCCATTAAAAGTTAAATTAGCTTCAGCATTTAGTTCTCCTTGTACTCCTGTAGATGTTGTAACTCTATTGTTACCTAAATTAGTAATTGTAGCTGCTCCACTTGTACCACTTGAACCACTTGAACCTGAATTACCTGATGTTCCAGATGAACCTGAAGTTCCTGAAGAACCAGATGAACCTGAATTACCTGAAGTTCCAGAAGAACCACTTGAACCTGAATTACCTGATGTTCCAGATGAACCTGAAGTTCCTGAAGAACCAGATGTTCCAGATGAACCTGATGTTCCTGAAGAACCAGATGTTCCTGAAGAACCTGCTTCTACTCTATATCCTAAATCACCATTTGAATCTACTACTACTACACAAGTAGAAGTTTTAGTTAATAATGAAGGCATGTTTACAGTACCACTATTAAGATTTAATGGATTTGAGGTAGTACCAGCTGATGTATTCTTAGTAAGGAATTCTAAACAACCCATAGCAGATGAACCAAGTCCTCCTCCTCCATTATTTCCCGTTGCTGTAATTGTTGATTTATTTATGGTACCATTTTGGTTAATTTGAAGGCTACCTGAGCTCCATCCATTAACATCATTTCTTGATACTGATAAAGTTCCACCAACACCACTTGAATTTGGTCTTACGTTAAAGTTACCCTTAACTTGAGTATAACCAGTGATACACATATCACCATCTTGTTGTGTTAAACCTGAAGCACTAACTTGTAAAATTGGTACTCCTGATATATCTGATGCTGCAAATACTGTTCCTAATAAATCATCAGTTACAGAAAATAATTGGCCTTGAGAACCTTGTACATCTAAAATTGTACTACCTGATCCTGATACCATTAATTGAGTACCATCAAATGTTAAATTAGCTTCAGCTTGTAATTCACCTTGTGTTCCTGTTGCTGTTGTAACTCTATTATTAGCATTATCTAATATATTAGCTACTCCTGATGTTCCACTTGAACCACTTGAACCACTTGAACCACTACTTCCTGATGTTCCTGAAGAACCACTTGTTCCTGATGAACCATCTGTACCTGCAGTTCCTGTAGTACCTGATGTACCACTTGAACCTGAAGTTCCGCTTGTACCACTTGAACCTGAAGTACCTGAAGAACCTGAAGTTCCACTTGTGCCACTTGAACCACTAGTTCCTGAAGTGCCATCTGTACCATCTGTACCAGAAGTTCCTGATGAACCACTAGTGCCACTTGTTCCACTACTTCCAGATGTACCATTTGAACCACTTGTTCCACTTGAACCAGATGTTCCACTTGAACCAGATGTTCCACTTGTTCCTGAAGAACCTGATGTTCCTGAAGTTCCTGAAGAACCAGATGAACCTGAGTTTCCTGATGTACCTGAAGAACCTGATGTTCCTGATGAACCACTTGTTCCACTTGTTCCCGATGATCCACTCGTGCCACTTGAACCACTTGTTCCACTTGAACCTGAAGAACCATCGTCACCTCTATCACCTGTAACTACAAATGATACTATAATGTCTTCACCATTTGTTAAACTGTTACCCCCATATGCTTCATTACTAACATCAATTGTCCACCAAGCTCCATTATCTGTTAAATCAGAGATTGCAAATAAAAGGAAATCTAATGGATCATCTTTATCAGATAACCTAACGTGACCTTTTACAGCTGATGTTGAACTATCTACTGTTTGTAAGAAACTTTGAATACTTTCTCCTTGATCATCAACCTCACTAATTGCCATTTCTGTAGCAGAAAATTGAGTTGAATTATTTAATCTTACATTACCTCCTCCAGGATTTGCTATTGAAGTTGATGTACTAAAAGTATAATCAAATGTAGCACCTCCAAAATTACCATCTTTTCCTGAAGTTCCTGAAGAACCTGATGTTCCTGAACTACCATTTGTACCACTAGTTCCTGATGTTCCTGAAGAACCACTAGTTCCTGATGAACCACTTGTTCCTGATGAACCATCTGTACCATCTGTTCCTGAAGTTCCGCTTGTGCCACTCGAACCTGAAGTTCCACTTGTACCACTTGAACCACTAGTACCTGAACTACCACTTGTTCCGCTTGTTCCTGATGATCCGTCTGTACCATTTGAACCACTTGTTCCGCTTGTTCCAGATGAACCACTAGTGCCTGAACTACCACTTGTTCCTGAAGTTCCTGAGGAACCACTTGTTCCTGATGTTCCTGAAGTTCCACTTGAACCTGAAGTTCCTGAAGTGCCACTTGTTCCACTTGTTCCAGAAGAACCTGATGTTCCTGAAGTACCATCAGTTCCACTAGTTCCTGAACTTCCTGATGTACCCGAAGTACCTGAAGTACCAGATGAACCAGAAGTTCCTGAAGTACCGTCTGTACCATTTGATCCTGAAGTTCCACTTGAACCAGATGTACCACTTGAGCCTGATGTTCCTGAAGTTCCACTTGAACCTGATGTTCCATTTGTACCTGAAGTTCCACTTGAACCTGATGTACCTGAAGTTGCTGCTGCTGTTTTCTTTTTAACAGTACCATCTGATGCTATAATAAGAACATCATCTTCAGTACCTGTATTAACAGTACCTATATTAAGTTTATTTACGTGAGTTGTACAAGCTGAAACTGAAGTTATATCTGATCCAAGAATAAAAGCATGTTGATGTTCTGCTACATTGCAACAACCACCCCCTATAAAAGTATAATCTGCACAGTTTTCATTACTAAAACCTCCAACTATAACAAAATTATCATTGGAATAATCAAGGCTTTTATTAGTTGAACCTCCAACAATAACACCCCATGAACCAGTAAGGTAATTGCAAATACCACCTCCTATAAAACTATTCGAACCCCCAATACGATTACATTCTCCTCCAACTACAACATTTGCAATTCCACTTTCACCTACACTAGAAGAGATAAAGTTTTTATGGCCACCACCAATAAAGTTGTAAAAATCAAAAGCACAATTACAAAGACCACCTACAATTACGTTATAAACATCTTGGGTTGCGTCACTTCCAAGAGTATGTCTTGCTCCACCACCTATAAAACTAATGTTTGAACAGTTTACATTTTGACGTCCTCCTACAATTACAGAACAACACCCAGCACTAATACAGTTATTGGCACCAGCTCCAATAAAACTACCAGATGCACCAGTAAATGCAGCACCAAGACCTGTACCAGTTATACAGTTATTTCTACCAGCTACAATAGCGGATATACCACCAGTATTGCTGTTTTCACAACCACTACCTATAAAGTTATAATCTCCTTTATTAACACCAATGGTTCCTGAGGCACTATTACCACATCCACCAACAATAACTTGACCTATAGCACAAGTATTTATTGAGTTAGAAGAACCACCTCCAATAAATCCATATGCACAACTCCCATTTGTAACATTATTTTGACCACCAGCAATTGTTGACCAACAACCATTAGCAGTATTTGAACCACTTACAGGATGAATACCTGAATCTTCGTCCCCAGGAACATGATATTCATAAGGACCTGTTGGACCCGATAAACCACTTGTTCCAGAAGAACCTGAAGTACCTGAAGAACCATCTGTTCCACTTTCACCACTTGAACCTGAAGAGCCACTTACTCCACTAGTACCACTTGTTCCTGATGATCCACTTGTTCCATCTGAACCTGAAGTTCCACTTGTTCCACTTGAACCACTTGTTCCATCTGTACCTGAAGTTCCTGATGTACCTGAACTTCCGGATGTACCTGAAGAACCATTTGATCCACTAGTTCCAGAACTTCCTGAAGTACCTGAACTACCATCTGTACCATTTGATCCACTAGTACCACTTGTACCTGAAGAACCATCTCCACCTGAAGCACCATCTAAATTAACTTCCCATGATGTATATGTACCTGAACCTACTGTTCTTGTTGGAGATAAAAATACTAATTCTCCTGTAGAACTATTATACGAATCAATTTCACATTCTTGGAAATTATTCACATCATATACAATAATAATAGATTGTGCTGTTGTATAAGCTAAACCAGTATCTACAGTTATTGTACCACTATTACCTAAAGTAAAAGAAGTTGATGATGTAGTTGCGTATTTATCTGATTCCCCACTTGTTCCTGATGTACCTGAACTTCCTGAGGTTCCTGATGTACCAGAAGAACCTGAAGTTCCACTTGTTCCTGATGTTCCACTTGTACCCGAAGAACCATCAGTACCATTTGATCCTGAAGTTCCGCTTGTACCACTTGAACCACTTGTTCCATCTGTACCATTTGAGCCAGATGTTCCTGATGTACCACTTGAACCACTAGTTCCTGATGTACCACTAGTTCCTGATGAACCATCTGTACCATCTGTACCACTTGTTCCTGATGAACCATCTGTACCATCTGTACCTGAAGTTCCACTTGTTCCACTTGAACCTGAAGTTCCGCTTGTGCCACTTGAACCTGAGGTACCATCTGTACCATCTGTTCCTGAAGTACCACTTGTCCCAGAAGAACCTGAATCTCCTGATGTTCCTGAAGAACCACTTGTTCCATCTGTTCCATCTGTACCTGAAGTTCCTGATGTTCCTGAAGAACCTGAAGTTCCTGAAGTACCACTAGTACCACTTGTTCCTGATGATCCACTTGTTCCTGAAGTTCCTGAAGAACCTGATGTACCTGAAGTACCATCGGTTCCATCTGTACCTGAAACACCACTTGTTCCACTTGAACCAGATGTTCCTGAAGTTCCACTTGAACCAGATGTACCACTTGTTCCATCTGTACCGTTTGAGCCTGATGTTCCTGAAGTCCCGCTTGTACCACTTGAACCTGATGTTCCACTTGTACCACTTGAACCTGAAGTACCATCGGTACCATTTGATCCTGAAGTTCCTGAAGTTCCACTTGAACCACTTGTTCCACTTGTTCCTGAAGTTCCTGAAGAACCACTATTACCTGAAGTACCATCTGTACCATCTGTACCAGAGGTTCCTGATGTGCCCGAAGAGCCATCTGTACCTGAAGTTCCTGATGTTCCTGAAGAACCTGAAGTTCCTGAAGTACCACTAGTACCACTTGTTCCTGATGATCCACTTGTTCCTGAAACACCACTTGTTCCACTTGAACCAGATGTTCCTGAGGTTCCATCTGTACCATTTGAGCCTGATGTACCTGAAGTACCACTAGTACCTGATGTACCTGAACTACCATCTCCACCACTAGCACCATCTAGGTTGACTTCCCATGATGTGTATGTTCCTGAACCTACTGTTCTAGTAGGTGATAAAAATACTAATTCTCCTGTAGAACTATCATATGAATCAATTTCACATTCTTGGAAGTTGTTTACATCATAAACTATGATTATAGATTGAGCTGTTGTATAAGCTAAACCCGTGTCAACTGTTATTGTTCCACTATTACCTAAGGTAAAACTAGTAGAAGAAGTTGTAGCGTATTTATCTGATTCACCACTTGTTCCTGATGTACCTGAAGATCCACTTGTTCCCGAAGATCCACTTGTTCCTGATGTTCCACTTGAACCACTTGTTCCAGAAGTTCCACTTGTGCCACTTGAACCACTAGTACCTGAAGTGCCATCTGTACCATCTGTACCAGAGGTTCCTGATGTTCCTGAAGAACCTGAAGTACCTGATGTACCACTACTTCCAGAAGTACCAGAAGTACCACTTGTTCCATCTGTACCATTTGAGCCAGATGTTCCTGATGTTCCTGAAGATCCACTTGTACCACTTGTACCTGAAGAACCTGATGTTCCATTTGTACCTGAAGTGCCACTTGTTCCATCTGTACCTGAAGTACCTGAAGTACCATCTGTACCATCTGTTCCTGAAGTTCCTGAAGAACCACTAGTACCATCTGTTCCGTCTGTACCTGAAGTTCCGCTTGTTCCGCTTGAACCTGAAGTTCCTGATGTACCACTAGATCCACTAGTACCACTTGTACCTGAAGAACCATCTGAACCACTTGTTCCTGATGTACCAGAAGAACCATCATCTCCTACTTCACCTGATGTACCAGAAGTTCCTGAAGTACCACTTGTTCCACTAGTTCCACTAGTTCCTGAACTACCATCTGTACCATCTGTTCCTGAAGTTCCGCTTGTACCACTCGAACCTGAAGTTCCACTTGTTCCTGAACTACCATCTGTACCTGAAGTGCCTGATGTTCCAGAAGTTCCTGAACTACCATCTGTTCCACTAGTTCCACTTGTACCACTTGAACCTGAAGTTCCGCTTGTTCCTGATGTTCCACTTGAACCATCTGTACCTGCAGTACCTGTAGTACCTGATGTTCCACTTGAACCATCTGTACCTGAAGTACCATCTGTACCACTAGTTCCTGATGAACCTGATGTACCTGAAGAACCGCTTGTACCACTTGTTCCTGAAGAACCGCTTGTACCACTTGTTCCTGATGTACCACTTGTACCACTTGAACCTGAAGTTCCTGAAGTCCCAGATGTTCCTGAAGAACCATCTCCACCACTAGCACCATCTAAATTAACTGTCCAACTTGTATAAGTTCCTGAACCTACTGTTCTAGTAGGACTTCCAAATACTAATTCACCATTAGTATCATCATAAGTTATTACTTCACATTCTTGGAAATTATTTACATCATAAACTATGATTATGGATTGAGCAGGGGTATATGCAAGACCTGTATCAACAGTTATTGTACCACTATTACCTAAAGTAAAAGAAGTACTTGAAGTTGTAGCATATTTATCTGATTCTCCGCTTGTTCCTGATGTTCCTGAAGATCCGCTTGTTCCTGAGGAACCACTTGTTCCCGATGTACCTGATGTACCTGAAGAACCTGAAGTTCCTGAAGTGCCATCTGTACCATCTGAACCTGAAGTTCCTGATGTACCTGAAGTTCCTGAGGAACCAGAGGTACCAGAAGTTCCTGATGAACCGCTTGTTCCACTTGTTCCAGAAGTTCCTGATGAACCGCTTGTTCCACTTGTTCCTGATGAGCCATCTGTACCATTTGAGCCACTTGTTCCACTTGTACCACTTGAACCATCTGTACCATCTGTACCTGAAGTTCCTGAACTTCCAGATGTTCCTGATGAACCATCTGTTCCTGAAGTACCATCTGTTCCACTAGTTCCTGATGAACCTGATGTCCCACTTGAACCAGAGGTACCTGAGGTTCCTGATGTTCCTGAGGTTCCACTAGTCCCACTAGTTCCACTTGTTCCTGAAGAACCATCTGTACCTGAAGTTCCTGATGTGCCTGATGTTCCTGATGAACCACTTGTCCCATCTGTACCTGAAGTTCCTGAGGTGCCTGAAGTACCAGAAGTTCCTGAAGTACCAGAGGTTCCGCTTGAACCACTAGTTCCTGATGTGCCCGAAGAACCATCTGTTCCACTTGTTCCGGATGTGCCTGAAGAACCATCTGTTCCACTTGTTCCATCTGTACCAGATGTTCCTGATGTTCCTGAAGAACCTGAAGTTCCTGAAGAACCTGAAGTTCCACTTGAACCACTTGTTCCTGATGTACCATCTGTACCTGAAGTTCCACTTGTTCCACTTGAACCACTTGAACCTGATGTTCCACTTGAACCAGATGTACCTGAAGTTCCTGAGGTTCCTGATGTACCACTTGTTCCACTTGTTCCTGATGAACCTGAAGTTCCACTAACACCAGATGATCCTGAAGAACCTGAAGTTCCTGATGTACCACTTGAACCTGAAATTCCACTTGTTCCAGATGTTCCACTTGAACCTGATGAACCAGATGAACCATCTCCACCTGAAGCACCATCTAAATTAACTGTCCAACTTGTATAAGTTCCTGAACCTACTGTTCTGGTTGGAGATTGGAATACTAATTCACCTGTAGAACTATCATATGATGTAACTTCACATTCTTGGAAGTTGTTTACATCATAAACTATGATTATAGATTGAGCAGGAGTATAAGCTAAACCAGTTTCTACTGTTATTGTACCATTTCCTCCTAATGTAAATGAAGTACTTGAGGTTGTTGAATATCTATCTGAAGTACCACTAGTACCAGATGAACCATTTGTTCCCGAAGTTCCATTTGTTCCTGAAGTTCCATTAGTACCTGAAGTACCTGATGAACCATCATTACCATCAGCACCTGATGTTCCTGAAGAACCACTAGTACCTGATGTACCACTTGAACCTGCTACATTACCTGATAGGTTTACTTCCCATGATGTATATGTACCTGAGCCTACTTGTTCTATTAAACTACCAAAACAGAGTACCCCTGTTACTTCATCATATGATACTACTAAAGCTGTTTGAAAAGCAGTATCACTATTAGCCATAATCATTTCTTGGCCTGCTGAATAAGCTAATCCTGTTTCTACTGTAATACAAGTATTACCTGTTCCTATTGCTACTGAAGTTGTTGAAGTTGTTTGATATCTATCCCCATCTGCTCCTGAAGTACCTGAAGTACCACTTACACCTGATGAACCTGAAGTACCTGAAGAGCCACTTGATCCTGATGAACCTGAAGTACCTGATGAACCAGATGTTCCTGAAGTACCTGAAGTGCCTGATGAACCAGCACTTATAGCTGATGCCTTTTTTAATTGTTTTGTTGAAGAATCTACTACTACTACTTCATATCCTGATGAAGCATCAGGTAAAGTATCAATTACTACACTTCCTGATAACGTAGATGATCCTGTTATATTTAAAGATCCTGATATTGATATATCATATGCATCTTCAGCGGTAAATGCATCTACAGATTGAGATACATGCCAAGAGTTGATTGTAAAACCTTGTGAAATTTCATCAACATTTGGATTAAAAATATTTTCTAACTTCTTAGCCATTAGGTTTTATTATAAATATTATAAAATTATTTCTTATGGTACTAAGCATACCTTTTTATATGCTGTTCCATTATGAAAATATAACTCAGCTGCTCCACCTCCTGCATCACAAGCTACTAACATTCCTGCTTGTCCACTACCAATTGGATTTCTTAATTGCATTTGTGTTGTACACCCTACATTTAAATTATTTACATGAACCGTACAAGCAGCACAACTTGTTAAACAACTACCTATCATAACAGATTGATCGTGTGATAATTGGATTTCATTATCATTTCCAATTATATTACCCCCAGGTGCACATACTTTATTATCTAACCCCCCTAGTATAGCAGAATATTTTGAATTTTCAATAATATTACCTTCACCATTTAATATTGTATTATAAGAACAACCACTAGCATTACCACATATTTTATTACAACAACCATTTAATATTGTACCAAAACTATTAGTTGTTCCACTACCCATTATTTCATTCTCACACCCATTTATTAAATGGGAATTACCACATCTATTTATTTCATTACATGACCCTCCTAATATTACACTATAACCTGAATTTTTATTAATTGTATTTCGGAATCCACCTAATATATTAGAATTATCAGCTGAAATAATATTGTTTAATGTTCCACCACCTATTATAGAACAATCAGAAGCATTTGAAATATTATTTGATCTACCTCCTCCAATATAAGAAAAACTAGAAGTTACATTATTATTAGCACCACTACCTATTCCTGAGTTTTGGCAATTGTTAGTAGAATTTTGTCCTGCTATTGGTCTAATATCTTCTCCACTTCCTGTTATATAAGCACCTGTTGCCGGGGGAGATACAAAACATTGACAAGAGGCAAATGTTACATTACCATTACTAGAATTATAAGTTAAAACGTGATTTTGAGTATTTTGACCTATACCTTGTAAATACATTGCTCCATTTGAACTAGAGAAAAATGTACTACCCGTTACTACAAGAGAACCAGATATTGATATATCATATGCTTCTGCTTTTGTAAAAGCATTTATAGATTGTGATACTTGTGTAGCAAGTATTGTACAACCCGTTTGTATTCCTGTATTTGAAAGTGTACATGCCATTATCTATCTATATTTACTAAAATTGTTGTATCAGTTGTTTGTGAAGTAGGTAAAGGTTGTGCTAATTTACCTACAGCTAACAATTCATATTGTTCGTTATACATACCAACAGTAGTTACATAGGGACTAAAATAAGAACCAGTGGCAAAATCATAAGGTATATTACTAGATGTTATTGCATTATCTGTTATACTTCCTGATATAATACTTGGGTTTTGTGAAAAATTAAATTCACTTTCATTAATAGTACATTTATATTGTGTTTCATAAATTGTATATGAACTTGAAAATGAACAAGATATTTCTGTATTAAAATATGCATTTCCTAAACTATTTCCATCAAAATCTTGTTGTGTTATTACAGCAATACCATGAGGATAAAATATTTGTCCTACATTAATACTAGCAGATAATAAATTGCCTTCTCCATCATCTGTAATTTCTGCTAAATCAGTGAAATTAGTACTATCATAACCAAGAGTTAATGCAAATGATTCTGGTTGAATATAATCTCCATATAATTTAGAAGGTATTGAAAATACTAAAATTTCTTCATTTGAACCTGTAGGGAAAAAACGTGATTGAGTTAATGTAGATTGTAAATAATTTGAGTATCTACCGTTAGAACCCACACCACCTATTAACACATCACCAGATGCATCAGAACCTAATAATACGCTAGCAGTTACGGCATTATCACCAAAACTAGAAGTTATATAATTAGAATAATATAATTGTTTAATATTATCATATACTGTTGATTGAGATAAAATTAAGCTACCTGAATTAAATCCTGTAGCTTGATTGTTTGAAGCTGTAAAATTTGTATTTACCCCTAAAAATCTATTAACATCAACATTTGAAGCTGATAATTCTGAGTCACCAGAAAAAGTAAATGATTTATTTACTTCTAATGGTGATACAATTATATCGGGTGCATTGAATTGTTTGAAAGCCGCCATTCATCTTAAAAATCTAGTTTTACTCGTATTAGAGCTTCTTTTGTAAAATCTTTTTGTATAGGTTTTGATAACTTAGCTACTGCTAATAAATCATTATTATCATTATATAAACCTACAGTTGTTGGATATACAGTTGGATTATTAATAAAATATGAATAAATTACTTCTCCAGTTGAACCTGATATAAATGATGGGTTTTCTGAGTAGTTAATTTCTGAACTTCTTGCTCTTACAAATACATAATCTGATGTAATAGTTTCTTGGCAACCTAAACCAAATGATGATCCCCCACTCCCAGACATATGTATGTATAATTTTTGGGCATTATTAGCATCGGTATTTAAAGTCCTATTAGTACCTAAATTAATACCTTCAGGAGAATCAGAAATATCTAAGGCATTTGCATTTAATAAAATAGTAGAAATATCTGGAAGGAATAAACCATAAGAACCACTTTGGTTTGTATATCCTACATTATTATTATTAATACCTGTAGTTTTATTATAAGCTGAACCATTAGATCCACTAATAACTTGGTAAGCTCTCATTGTACCAAAATATTGTGGTATAGTAACATCTTGAGAATTATCTGTTAATTGTAATGTATCATAACCTGCTATACTACTAGATAATAGTAAATTTAAAGAACCTGGGAATAAAGTTTCTTTATATCTAGCTCTATCAATACTTATAGCATAAAAAAAGCTTGAAGATACATCACCAAATATAAATTCAGAATTTTCATCTTCTAATACCAAAGTTCTGTATGAACCATATATTGTTGTTGAAGGAGAATAATTATTTACTGCAGGATTATAAGATGAAGCACCACCACCTGTTTGATCAGCATAAGCAATTGCAAATTGTACCTCAGAATTAGGTTCACTTGAAGCTGTATTTAATATATTTAAGTAATAATCTCCGGATTGTCCTGTTTCTTGGGCAGAAGATGTAAAAAATGTTGTAAGAAAGGGTTGATTTTGTGACCATACTGTTGCTGAAACAGCATCGGCACTTACTACAAAATCTTCTGGGTCTAATCTATTAAAGCTCATATTTTTATGCTGTTAAGGATGATTGTTTTGTTATTGTTACTGGGATTGTTAATCTTGCACCACTATCTAATCCAATTACAGTTAATGTTGTTACTAAAGTTGAATTTGTTCCAAATAAAGTATTAATTGTTGTTGCTCTTAAATTTATTTGTGTTCCTGTTACAGTTGATGATACATTAGTTCCAACAGTAGTTGTTGCATTTGCATTTGCATTTGTTGTAGCTGCGTTTTGGATTCCTAATCCTTCAAAAGAAGCTAAAGTTCTTACATCTGCAATAGTAGCAGAATACCCACTAGTTTCAAAGGTTTGATCATTACCTAAATAATTCAAAGTTTGAGGAGTAATAGCTAATTGTGCTCCTTGTTGTAAAGTAATAGCGGCATAACCAAGATTTAATATTGGCATTTTTGCTGTACCTCTAGGTAGTGTTGTAAGTTTATACTTCATTATTTGGCTTTCTAACGGGAAAGCCTCTAATAATGGTTGATTTACTATTGCTTCACCATAATATGCTGAACCTGAGGGATGTGTTGGATTAAAAAGTGTATAATCTATTTCATCATCGGCTAATGCAAATTGAGTGATTTGAAAAGAACCATCATTGGATGCCATTGCTTCTCTACCTTTAGTAGTTAAAATAGCATCTACTGTAATTATTGCGTTATTTAAATATCCCATTTTGTTTTTTTGATATAAATATTATTATATGTTATAAATATGTTACTCTATTAGTTTTTTATCAACTAAGTCAGATAATAGTTCATCTGGGTTAGTTTTTAGGTTTGATGTTGGGTACTCCGGTGCAATAAACCCTGTTGAGGATGCACTTATAGGTGGATTACCGTAAGGGTATTGTTGGAATGTAATAAGAGAACTTGCATCTTCCACGTACCTTCTTACTAAGAAAAAATCAAGAGGTCTAAATGATTGTTGTCCAAAGTTTACTTTTTTAATTTGTGGTTGAATAGTTCCTTCCTCATCACCTGAATATAAAGAAGCTGTTGCTTTAACATCTAAAGATGTACCTATACCCCCAGGAGTAGATTCAAATACAATATCATTACTTGGATGTATATCTCTATCTAAAACTACTTCTAACATCCCAACACCATCTTGTATATAACTACTATTTTGTTGTTGAGATGGAGTAATGATTGATGTTATAGAATAAGTTTCTTCTTCTTTACCCATAAATCTAATTTCATCATAAGGTTGTACATTCCATGCAGTTTGAATTGTTGGGAATTGTGCAAAACCAGGTTCTATACCATCAGGAAAATCTTTATTAAAACTTGAAGTATAAATTAAATCTTTTTGAATAAATCCTCTTCCATATGCCTTATTCATTTGAGATGAACTCATTATTAAAGTATTAGTAATTTTGTTTCCACTACCATCTTCTTTAAATATCCAAAAAGGAGCAACTGCTGCTGTAACAGGATTACTTTGTGCACCATTTAATGCCATTCGTACTTCAAATCCACCACCTTGACCCGTTGGAAAAAATACAGGATCTAATGCTACATTTCTTTGACCCGAGGTTAAAACAATCATATTACCTGTTCCTATAGCTCTAAAGTTTCTACCTTGTCTAATAGTAGATGAAGGTACTGTACATGAAACATACCATCTTTGTTTTTGAATAGTACCTCCTAATTGTACTGCTTGAGCAGTTATACCTTGATTAGCAAGTAAACCATCAATCACATCGGCATTCCAATTAACTGTAACTCCACCAGTTCCTGAAGTACCGGTAATATAAGCAGGGGCTACTTGTGAATAATTAATAGTATTTGTTAAAAGATTACCATCTGATTGTAGTATATAAGTTACTAATTCAACTTTAACATTTGATGGTGCAAAGGTATTAAATGAGGTACTAGAAGGACCTTGAGTATTTGTTCTTTGAAACTTAATGTTCATACTTCCCAATTGTACAGAAGTATTATAATTACCACTTTTACTCTCATTTGAAGTTTGAACTGCATAAGTAAGAGGGGAAGTATCAATACCTACTTTCATTTCTAAAGTATAAGGTTGAGAAGTAGAATTACCATTGCCTGCATTACCTACTGGATAATCATCGTCATTTGGGATTCTTATTATTCCTGTTGCAGTATCATATACTTGATAAGTAGTACTACCATCTACAAATGAAGCTGTAACATTAGGAGAAACATTCCCATTTGGGTTTTTGACTGTTGAATTAAATTCATCAGTAAAGTTTATTCCTTGTACCCCAACTTCTTCACTTTCGGCTAAAAAACCATAATTTGCAAAAGTTGGAACAATAGTAGGATCCACAGGTTCATCTCCAATCAAATCTAGTCCCTCACAAAACTCATCTGGTAGGCCTGTAGCGGTATCAAAAGAAGATGTTATAGGGAATAAATTTGATTTCTGAGTGTATATAATAGGAACTGGTTTTTGGGTTACTTTTTTAAATTCAACTAACCCATTTAAAGGGTTTAATATAGTATTATCTGTATTTTGATTTAAAGCTACTGTTCCTTTAGATATCTCAGGATATGAATCAAATGTACCTTGAACATTATATAAAGTAATATCTGATAATTTAGGTTGAGTAGCAGCTCCATCTTGTCCAATTAAATATTGTATGTTATATTGAGTAGTATTATTTAATAAAGGATATAAATCTGTAGTATTTTTAAAATAAGCTAAAAATCCTCTTGATATTTCAATATTTGGTAATTTTCCATATCCACCAGAATCACCAGGAGTCCATGAATTTATTTTAGCACTATTTGTTCGAGTACCAAAATATCTAGGATTTGCAGATGAAAATTTAGTATAATTAGATTCAGGTACTGAGGCTCTTGAAGCTGAAAAGTCAATAATTTGTTGCCAATTACTTGGTATAACTGTACCAAAATTATAATCTACATCTTGTAATCTATCATTTTTTCTTCCTTCACTATAATTATTTAATAAAGGTTGGCAATCTAAAGCAAGATTAAAGTTAGAATCATCACTAAATACAGTAGGTATAGAAGGATCTACATTAGGAGGAATTGATGAAGAAAAACTCATACTATATTCAGTAACAATAAGTCCCTTTTGAACTACTGCTGCGTTATTAGATCCACTGCTTACTAATAAAGCCATTTTTAAAACTGTATTATAATCTAATTGAGCAGGTAAAATATTTTCTTGTAATGTAATTCTTTTTCCATTTCCATGAGCTGTACTATATGAACTAGTTATATACATTATATCTCCACCTAATTCTGGCATTTCATTAGGGAAGTTGTTTGCTGAACCTGAATATATTATTAGAGATGCTGTTGTCCATGTACCACCCGCTGCTGGGCTAATTCCTGATCCGCCATATTCATCAGTTCCATATTCAGCATTTCCATATAATGCTGATGTAGGAGCAGAGGCATCAAAAGCTTGTACAAAAACAGAAGCAGTCATTGACAATGTTCCAAATTGTGGTGTTACATCAAATATATAGGCACCATCTAAACTTGAAGTTGCAGATTGAGAATATACAACATATGCATCTATAATTTTAGTTGCAAAACCTGCTGGTATTGGTACTCCACCTACATATCTATTACTTACTGATCCTGTTACTACATAAGGATTATTCCAAGTTGTAAGTTCATTTGGAAATGGACTACCTACAACAGCATCAATTTGAGGGTTTGGTAATGAAGTATTATATATTTCACTAAAATTAACTGATAATCCTACAACTGGATTTTCAACAGATAATACTAACTGTTGTCCTGCTTGTAATGTAATTGTTGTATCAGCAGATAATAAACCTGATTGTAATGAATATACTGAGGATCCATCTGCTGATGTTATTTGTCCTGTGGTTGTAATATCATTATTAATATATATTCTTAGATTACCAGCATTTTGATTTCTAAAAAGTCTAACATTATAATCACCACCAATTGTAATATTTATTCTACGATATGAAGGACCAAATGGAAAACCAAAGAATCGCATATCTTCACTTATATTTTGTGCTCCTCCATTATCAGCTCCAGGACTTAGACCAACTCCATCAAAACTAACAGCTGCAAATTGATATACATCTATAGTTTGTGATGTATTATTTGTATCTTTATAATCTATAGTAATAGGGTTATGTCCTGATCCTACTTGGTTTTCTAAATCATAAGTTGCATAATCTCCAAATCTAGTCCATAAACCAAATTCTGTTCTACCATTAGTAAATCTACCAGTATCAAAATCACTCATTGTGAAGATATAATCTCCTCTAGGAAATATTATATCAGGTAAGGTTTGATCTCCTGCGGGTTGTGTTCCAGTTAAAAGAGATAGTGATGATGTATTTTCACCATCATAAAGTTCTCCAAATAATATTGGATCTTGCCCAAATCCTAAAGCTGTAGAATTTTGAACTGTTTCACCATTATTGGTTGTTAAATCATAAAAATAAGGATGTTGATTAACATAAGTACCACCAAGTAGGTTAAATCCACCTCCTCCTCCTCCTAATGGATTAGTAATAACTGCTGAACAAGCTCCATTTGTATTATTTACATCTAATACAATTGAAAAACTACCAAACGAAATTGGAGATATAACTTGACTTTGATTTAAACTAGCATCTGCACAAATAGCTACTGTTTGATTATTAAGCATTGAAATAGGTCCTGTAAGCACTCCATCTTCATCAGTATAATAAAGTTGACATATAAAATCATTACAAGTTACATCATAAGAATTTCCAGTTGGAGTTGGTGGTGGTACAGAAGCTTGTTCATTTTGATACATTCTTAATGTAGCAAAAGGAGTACCATCTGATTGTGAAATCGATATTGCTGAACCAGAACCAATAGCTGGACCTATAGCACCTGGAATATTTAGTTTAGTTTGGTAAGTTGTAAATATAAAAGGTCTTACTTGTCTTAATTCACTATATATTTGAAAACTTCCTGATGTTTGAGTTACTGATGGGAAAGTTTCTGTTGCATTTAAAGGTTTTTGATAGGTTAAGGTATTTGGAATATTTCCTTGTGTACCCAACATAGTTGCAAATTTTCGTCGTACATCATCATAATAGGGTGGAGGACCAGTTAACGAAATAATCGGACTACCACTATATACCATAGGATCATATTCTAAATAGGGTTCACTTGGAGCTCCTGATCCTGTTTCTGTTAAATAATAAATTTTAAATGGTCTATGGATATATCTATTATATCTCCAAGCATTTGCATCTGGGGCAGCATTTTGCCATTCACCTCCAGCAGTAAATCCACTATTTTCTCCTTGGTATACCCATAATTCATTATCATTAGAAATTGGGATTGTTAAACTTGTTTGACCCGGAGGAGTATAACCTCCTGGTAGATTAGTTCCTTGAGATATTATTTGTGCTACTAGACTACTTGAATATAAAGCACCTGGGGTTTTTAAATCGTTTTGAAATTGAGAACCAGATATATAAATAGCATTATTGCTAGCATTATAATAATAATTTACTCCTTGAGCCGAACTTTGGCTAGTCCAAGCTATATTAAAATAATTATTTGTTGCTACAGGTCCTACTGATGAATCCGGAATATTAGAATAATCTAAAAATGATTCTGATGGAATTTGTATCCAGCTACTTCCCTGTTGGTCTAAATGAGCATTCATAAACCATGGGTAATTACTTGCGGGATCTGTTCCTGACTGTAATGTAGTATCAGTATTATCTATTTCATGTGATCCTGTATTAAAGTTATCTAATACATCACTTAATATACCTGTAGAAGATATAAAAGTACCATTTTGATAAAAATTAGAACTAGCCCAACCTCTAAAAAATGATTCTGTAGGGTAGTTTTTGTTTACTAAAGGACTTCCAGGTAAGGGGAAATAACCTTGTGGTATTGAGGATGATATTCCTGTGTTTATTACTACATCAGGATCAGTACTTGTATCATCTGTAGCATACCAAATAAAGTCTCCACTTGCTGAAAAGTTAAAATCAAAAAATGCAGAATCTGCAGAAGAAACAGCAGTTGATGAAATTTCTGGTACTGTAAAAGCTAAAGCGGCACCAACACTATTAGCATTTGGTGATAAATCTGCTGGTTGGATTGCTACTGATTCTATATAATATGTAGCATTTCTTTCAGTTAATATATTCCCATTAAAATCTGTTGCATTACTAAAACTAAATATAATAAATTCAACTCCCTGTATAAAAGAAGCAATATTATAACCATTATATGTCTCTAAAGACATTTTTATATAAGTTACAACTCCATCACTATTAGTACTTAAAGTTTGACCATTATTCCAAAACCATACAAACCCTGATGGAGGTTGATTACTTGGGTCTAAGAAGTCTTGTTCAGAAATAGTATTAGTATTATTATTTCCATCAGCACTCCAAAATACAGGTATATATCTATATTCAGTCATACTAACTTTAAAATATGCACTACAAATATCATTTAAACCTACTTCAATATTAGAACCACTAAACTCTCCATTATAAAATTCTCTTTGATCTGTTCTATCAATTGGAGCTGAACCACTAATAGATTCCCAAGCTTCATTCCAACTTTGTGTTACAAAATATCTATTATCAGGACCTAAATTTAAGGTTCCAGATGGGTAAGTTTGTAAACCATTAAAAGGTTCAAATCCACCACCTGTACCTCCACTAAATTTATATATAGCAGAACCCGAATCTGAATATTGTGGATAATCATTTGATCCTAAACTATAATTTTTAGGTAAATTTCTAACTGAGCCTGAATAATTATGGAAAGAAGAAGTTACCTGAGCTGGTCTTTGTCTATTTCTTTCTAATAAATGTTGTTTAATAACAACACCAGAAGATAAACTTGTTCTTGCAGGAGTAAAATCTTCTATCATTTTAAATAATGAATTATCAAAGAATTTTATTAATCTAACAAAATCAGTTACATCATAATTAGTTATATATTTTTCAAAATATGCATCTCTTAAAACATCTAAATCAGGATAAGTTCTATCTGATGAGGATATTAATCGTGGATCACCAATATATTCCCCTATATTAAAATACCCTAATTGACCTGTAATATCATCATTAATTTGATCTTGAGGTGAAAATGCTACTTCTAAATAATTTATACTAGGAGTAAAACTTTCACTTACATATGAAGTTTGTTGTATTGATTCATATCCAGATAAAGTATCACCTTCAGGAAGTATAAGTGCTTCTGTCTGTATTTTATCTGTTACTCTATTTCTCATTCCTGATGGAGATTGATCAGGGTATACATCTTCTATATTTTTTAACCATGTAGGTTTAGCTGATGAAAATGATGCAGTACTTGCTATATCATTTCTAAATGAAGAGGTAGTAACCCAAGATCCAGTAACTTTAGGGTGGATGGATGTATTAAATGAACCTGTTTTTAACATTGTACCTAATGGTAATCTAAATGCTAGTTGGTTAGGAGCACTATTTATATTATTTCCTTCAAATGAATAAGGATTCATAGTATAATCAAAAAATACACTTTGACTTAAGGGTTCTGTAAAATATCTTACTTCTTGTAATGATCCAGAGAATGGAAAGTAATAAGTACTATCAAATAAAACATAAGTTTGAGGTAACCAAAACATTTGATCCGCAGCTTCCCACTTAGTAGTATCAGCATTAATTTCATCACTTCCTGTAAATCCTAAATTTTCTCCTATTGCATTAGCAGATAATAATTCAAATTTACCATCTTTTCTATTAATTTGAACTGACCACCAATCACCATCCCAAAATGGTAAATATAACGAAGCATAATTTCCAGGGTTTATTGTTTCATTAGGCCAAAATTTTAAAGTACCATAGTTTTTATATTTACTTTCTGTTGATCCTGAATATGATCCAGTTAATAATAAACTTTCATTATATTCTAAAGCCATTGCAATTTTACTCCCAACTCCTGTGCTGCTATAAAAGAATGATTGAGTGATAGGAGTATTAGAAGCAGAAGGTATTCCATTTGTTTTAAATCTAAATTGAATAGCACCCGGTGAGTTTTCATCTGCGTTAAAATCACTATTTAAATTAAATGAAGAAGTAAAAGCTGAACTGGTTGTATTTAACCCAACATTATAAAAATCTTGTTTTAAATCCCAATCTTGGGAGTTATTTCTATCTTTACCCCCAAATTCATTTATTCTTAAAATTGTATCTGGGATACCATATGAAGTAATTAATGCTCTTAAACCAGCTACTGTTCCTTTAGTTTTAAGTAAATAAGGTAAATTATGGTAAATTCGTTTATATAAACGTTTATTAACATCGTCTAATGGAACTATATCGTTTGATGCAGATATTGTTGAATCTACATATTCATACCCAGAAGGTGTATTAACAGCACCACCAATTGATCCTGTCATATATGGGAAAGGAAATGAACTACCTGAAGGGGTTAGTCCTAAAAATGCTGTATATAAGTCGTTAGTATTAAAATTATTAGAATATAATTTTACCCCAAAATCTCTAATAGCATCGGCTACCATATCTTTTGCAATACCATAATCTAGACGGTTATCAGCATCAAATTTAGTAGTAATATTTTTAGTATATAACCATAAATTATCATAATGTTGTCCCACCATATCAACAAACAATTCATATTTGACATTTTGAGGATCACTTCTTAGATATTCTGGAATTGCAAAATATAATGAATTTTGATTTTCTTCATCATAATTAGAAGCAGTAATTGATTGACCACCATAATAAGGGCTTTCATCATCTGTTGAACCTAACCATTCTAAAACTTCTGTACTACCCGTAGGATATAAAATAAATGGTGGTTCCGAATTAGATTTAGGATAAGAAGAATCTGATCCACTGTTAAAGTAAAGAAAATATTCATAACCATCAAAATTTTTAATAGTATCTTGAATTGTTTGACTAAATACTGCTTGACTAGAACTATAAATTTCTGAGCCAGTTGTTGCTGAGGTAATTTTACCTAACTGTAAACTAGCAGATTGTATTACTCCTACTTTATGATAAAAGTTTTGTAATCTGGTATAGGCAGAAGAAAAGTAAATAAAATCATTATAATCTTCATAATTAATATTAATATCAATTTCTTTACGAGTAAGTAAACTATTTATTTGATTAAAAGAAGACGTTAAATCAGATTCTACTAAAGTATTATATGAAAAATCCATTCCAGGAGTACCTGATTCTCCTTTAATATTTAAACTATAATTAGGGCCTGATATATAACTAAAATCATCTGGTGTAAAATCTAATGGAGGAAAAACAACATTATAAGATTGAGGTGTAGATATTTGTTCTACAACGGTACATTGAGATTTTGTTGTAAAATTACTAGGAAGAGGTTCATACAATTTAATTAAAACCGTAGGGTTTAATTCATCTTCTAAATCTAGTTCAATATTATTAGCAATTACTTGTTGATTGTTACCAAAATTAAGGAAAAAATCTACAAAATATTCTGCTTCATCTCTATATGCTATAAATTCTAAACTAGAACTTATTAATAATTCATTAGTAATTTGGGTACTATCTAATCGAATTTCAGTTCTATCCGAACTAATTTCACTTATATAATATTGGGTATTTAAAGTAGAACCTAATCTTGGTCTATAAAAGTCATATGATATATAATATGAACCCATATCAAAACCTAATCTTTCTAAATCATTAGAGGGTTTTAATACTATATCTCCTTCAGTAACACTATAATTAGTATAAGGAACTTGACTTGAAATTCTATTTTGGTTCCCATCATATATGTAGGCTTCAATATAATCACTAGAGGCAGTAAAAGCAGTATCTAAACTGTTATTAGCAATTAAAGTTTCATCTGAAGTAGAATAATCTTGAAATTCAAATGTTTGAGGATCTACGGTATTTATGACTATGTTTTTTTCCATTTAATGTTGCTATTAATAAACACTAGTATTTGTATCTGTTCCACTATTTGCTGATGCACCACCTGCTACTATATTACTAGAAATATTTGTTAATGGGTTATTATCTACTCCTAAATCTAAAGAACCAGTATCAAATGAAACTCCAGATTCTAATTCTAATACTTTTATTTGTTCTGCTAGTAATTCTTTTCTTAAACCTGCAATTTCTTCTTGTAGTGCTATAATTTCTGCTGATAAATCATCAAAATTAATATATTGACCACTTTGTTCTACTAAAAATTGATGTGAATTAGTATCCCCATTAGGTGGTATATCATAAAAAATAGCATTATAATTTGAAAAAAATTCTTCAACACTTATTGTATCTTCAGCACTAGCACTAACTGAAGGGACGCCTAATTGAGAAAAATTGGTATCAATTACTTGTTCATATTGAGTTTTATTAAAAACTTCTTTTTTTAAATCAATGTTTTCAGTTTGCATAATATTTAACCATTTACAACTTTAAAATAATATTGATCATCTTTTACTATAGTATTATTATCTACAGTAGTTTGAATTAATATTTCATAATATCTTTCAGGTTCTAGTCCATTCATATATAATGTAAAATAACTTCCTGTGGAATCACAACTAATTTGAGTAAATTCTTCATCAAAATTTATAATATATTCATTTGTATCTAAATCTTTTATAGCATAATATGATTCTTGTGGTAAAGCAAAATTATCAGTATACACAGAAGAGGTTTGAAAAGTTCTAGTTGGAAATTCTGGTCTGCAGTTTATTCTAAATTGATTAATACTTTCACTATAAAATACTCCTTGATTATTATCAATAGCTAGATATAAATCAGGTGTATTAATTATAGGTAAATTTGTAGAATATTTATAATCTCTCCATTTTATTTCTAATTGAGGAGGATATATGGTATTTGTATCAACAGAATAAAATTGCATTTTAGGTTGGATAGATAAATTAGAATCAAATTCAATTTCATCACTCCATTTTAAAATAAACCCATTATTTTCTATCTCAGTATAAGTACCAGGTATGTTATATGAACTAGAGTACCATGTTTTAACTATATCTGTTACATCTACATTTATATCTTTTTCAGTTCTTAAATTAAAAGATTGAGAATATTCTAAATTAAGTCTAGTATCACTAGATGCTGTATACCATGTACCACCACCTTCAGATGCCGTTATAAATGAAGCTGTAACATTAGTTGCGAAATTATTAGTAGACCAAGCATTAGACCCGTTATTTGATCTAAATTCCCAACTAACACCATTAGTTGTAGGTGGGCTATCTGAATATTCACCACTTCCATTATTCCAAGATCCTGAGATAGGATATACATATAAATCAGATTTCATCACTATACCATTAGCTGTTGAAATAAATGATTTTAAACTTGCAGATATTGCAGTAGAACCAGTATTTAAAGTGTTTATAACATCATTAATTTGGGATTGATCAAATTGAATAATAGGTCTAGCAACAACAGGTGTTCCTATTGTTGTAGGATTAAGATTTGAAATTTCAAGAATAGAATCTATACCTGTATTTGTAAGAGGATATCTTGAATACATGGTTGCATCTTGAAGTGGGAAAATTTTATATACTGCCATTGTTTATGTTTTAATAATTTCTACCTCCACCATTTGTTGTACTTCCTCCACCTTGTCCTAAACTAACTACTCTACCTACTATATCAGTGTTAGGATATTTTACTTCAAATATCATTGGATCAATAGAAGGAAATATAGTACCATTTTGTAAAGCTCCAGTTACATCATATCCATATTTTGAATATCCAGATTGTGTTCCAGCTTTATTTGAAATAGATATATTTGTTACTGTTTGAACTCCTTGAACACCGTCTAATGCTGTACTTATATCTCTTAATAATATAGGTTGGTTAATTTGCCAACTATTTATATTAAAAATATTTTGTAAAGCAACATTACAAGCAGTTAATACATTACTATTATTAAAATCTGGGAGAGTTATTATTTCGTAATTAATACATATATTAATTATAAAAGCATCTTTTATATTAATAGTATCCCCTATCATTCTATATTGATTAATATAGGTTCTTAAGTTTGATTTTAAAGCATCAGAAGCATATGTTAAATTACCATTTAAATCTTGGGATAAAACATATAAATCTAAAGTAGTATTAGGATCATTTGCTTTTGGTTTTTGAGTAATTGCCTTAGAAATAATACCAAATTTTGCTGGCATGCTTAAGGCTCTTACTAAATAATCATCTGCAGTTACATTTCGTAACTGACTTGATATTTGGGATAAAGAATTTTGTCTTAATTCTTCGGTTGAATCTCCATTACTACCTCCACTAGCCGCGGATTCATTATTTACTTGTATTGAATCAAATACTGTTTGAGCTACTGTAGAGTTAAGTGTTTGTGTTTGGAATCTAGTATTATTAGTATTTATTTTTGTAATTCTATTAGCAGCTACATTAGAAGAAACACCTCCCCCTTTTAAATATCTAATTGATAAAGTAGTAAAACTAGGTGCTATTCCATAAGTATTAGTAAATATAAAATTAGTTGGAGAATAAGCAGTTGTTAATTTATTACGTTCAAAAGGTAATCCTAAACCTACATTAAAAGGGTTAGGAATTATATCTTCATCTGTATCTGCAGGATTTCCTGATCCAAATTGTATTTGAAGTTGATTGGAAGATAAAAATCTAGTAGCAAATCTATTTTGTACCTGTTTAGTTTGAAGTAAATAAGGAGCATTATCACTCTCAGCATAATTATTAGGATCATTTACATTTACATTTTTTATATTTGTAAATATTTGTTCTTGTCCTAAATAATCTACTTCAAACCATTGATTACCTTGACTATCAATACAATCTAATATACCTCCTATATTATTATCTTCTAGTACTACTGTAGGGAATTCCTGAGGTTCATTAAATGAAAAAGTTTGATTTTTTATAGCTCCAGATAATGCATTTCTTTTTTTCTTTAGTAAATAATAAGTAGGTTCATTATTAGATACTTGAGCAACACTTATATTAGTTGGATCAGATGAACCAGATATTGTAAAATCAACTGGATCTTCTATAGTAAAAGATATACTATTATCTGTTTGACAAGTAGTATTAGCTCCAATATAAAGAGCATAACTAAAGTCAGGAACATAAAGGTTATTTGTATTTCCTCCTGAATCTATACTTGACGATATCTTAGATGGAACTAATTGATAAAATGATAATTCAACAGAAGATAACCTGTTACTTTAGGTTTATAGCCGTACATATAAGATAAATCATATAAATTACTACTTTGTCTAGCGTATTGTAAAAAATTCTCTTGAACCTGGTTATCTAAATAAAAAGATAAAACATCACCAACATAAGCAGCCTGCTCTATAAACATCGTACCTGGAGAAGTTTCTGTAAAATCTGTATAGGTATTTGGAAAATAGGTTTGGGAATAATTAATTAATTGAGAACGATAGTCTCTAAAATTTTTATTCGTATAATTTATATTTCTTCTTATTGCCATTAGTTAAAGCTTAAATTTAGTGTATCATTTATATTTGTATCTGCTACACTATATGTTATGGTTATATTTATGGTATTTTCTTCTTCTGCTGGTAATACTGTTATATTATTTACTCTTACATTAGGAAAATAATCTATTAATTTTTGTTGTATATCACCTCTAATATAATCTAAATCTTGACTATCAATTTGAGAAAAAATATATTCTCTTAATCCTGCTCCAAAAGTAGGATTACCAGGTCTTTCTCCTGGGTTAGTTAAAAAATAATTAATTAAATTGTTTTTAATTGCTTGTTTAGTTTGATAATTAGGAGTGAATACCCCACCTTCATTCATAGGAAGGTTAAAACCAATTGCTACTTGAGGTCTTTGGTCATTGGGAAATATTCTTTGTGCTCCAAATGCCATACTATACTTTACCTTTCATTAATCCCATAATTTGATCCATACTAACATTTCCTTCAGGTAAACTTCCGTTTGGAGATGTTGTATCACCACTTGCTACTTTTAAAGGCATATTATTTGTATTTGCACTTAATGTACCATTAGCTCCAGGTCTCATACCATCTAAAACATTCATCATATTTTCTCTTAATGTTGCTTTATCGGTTTCTGGAAGTGATGATTGCATCACTGGGTTCATTGGGGTTGGTGCTGCTACATTTGTTGTAGGAGTACCCATTCTATTTTCATAAACAGTTTGTTTAGGAGAGCGTACAGCTTCCATAAGAATGTCTTTCATTTCCTCTTGAATTGCCTCTTTTACAGCATCTTTTACAATAGTTTTTAATTGACTTAATTTCATGTTATATTGATTTATTATAAATATTAGATTAGTTTGCTTTTAAATCATTTGATCGTATATAAAATGCAAGTTCATCGATTAAAATTTGGTCACTTGCACTAAATGATGGTTCTCCTTTTAAAACTACAACACCTAATGAATCTGTTGCCGTAGCATATCTTTTTTGTAATGAACCAACTATTCCTTTATTATCAGCTACTGTGGTTAAAGTAAAACCATTTACTGTATCATTTGATGGAGTATCTAATTCTGCTTCATCTGGGATTAATTGGAAATCAAGTTCATCTAACCCTTCGGTATCACTACATCTTTCAAATTGTTGGTCTAATAAGTTTAGTAATTGAATTATTTGTTTTAATAATCCTAATAAAACAAGTAATGCACCTGCTATACCTAAAGATAGGGTGAAGATGGTTTTAGATAAAGTTTCTAGTTTTGTTATTAAGGTTTGAAATCTAAGGATTAAACTTGTAGGGATACCAACACCAGGAGGAACAGAAGTTGGTAGTGGTATTGATTTAATAATTTGAGAAGCAATTAAAAGTAAAGCTGATAATCCACCTAAAATTCCTGCTATAACTAAAGCAGTATTTAACATTTTATAAATTTGATTTAACTGTTTTACAATTCTATTTCTTTTTGCCTTTATTTTTTCTACTTCTTCTGGGGATGGGCATGGTCCTTCACATTCTTCTGCGGTGATTTGACCAGTTAGATATTTAATTATTTCACCTATTAAAAAAGATTGTAATAAAGTTAAAAGTAAAGGTATTAATCTTTCTTTACATTGTTGAATAAACATTTTTAGCAAAATTTTTAATGTACTTTTTTTGCCTAATGCTTGTATTAAAAGTATAGTTTGTGCTTTAGTTCTTGCTAAATCGGCTTTAGCTTTATCTGTTAAACCCTTTACAGATTTTAATTCTGTAGTTTTTAGATCTTCTCTTACTGTTGAATCTAAAGCATACGGAGTTAATTTTTGAGGAATAAATCCTTTTGCTGTAACTAAAATAGGGGGTTTTATAGCAACTTTTTCAGTATCTTTATTAACTGGGTAGGTAGCTTTAATTTTAAATCTTCCATTTTTATCTGTTCTAGTACTAAACTTAGTCCCAGGAAGAGGTAATATTACATTAGCATTAGCTATAGTTTCATTTTTATAAAAGTCAATTACAGTACCCTTAATTATATATTCTTTTTTAATTGTATTAGGTACTTCATAATAGGTTGTAGAACTAATAGTATAAGTACCAGGATCAACATTCATATCTTTTTGAAGTTCATCTAAGGCATTAATTATTAATTGGTCATTAGGTAAAGTATCTGAAGCTTCTGATATTTTATTAGGTATTGAATCTGTGCTAGTTACAACAGTTTCTGTTTTTAAAGCACCATCATTTAAAGATAAAATGTTAATATATCCTATATCATTAGTTCCTTGTCTAATTAAAGATGAAGAAGCTAAATAGGATTGAGTACCTAAACTACCTACATTATTTGGATTTGAATTATCTTTTGCCATTATTTTAGTCTTATAGAATTAGATAATAATGGGGATGTAATCTTACCATCTTTTGGTAGTAAATTTTTTATATTTTTACATACATCCATTAAAGATTGAGCAGCTAAATCAACACCTGATGTTTCAATGTTGGTTGCATTTATATCATAACCTTCTA